TGCTCGATCTGGAAGCTTACAAGTCTCAAGGCGAGTTCTTAAAAGCCGTTGACGACTTCATGGGCGAGCAATGGGAAGGTTTTAGTAACGAAGTCGGACAGGACGCTGCTACTAGCGACGGGGGCAAGGTACTCTGGAACGCCGTTACTGGTCCGTTTAGGGCTGACATGCTCAAGTCATACGACAAGAAGATGGAAGAGTTCGTAGTAGACGGACAAGTCGAAGAACTTGGTCTGCAACTGGATGCCATGACTAGACAACGTATCGATCTTTCCACTGGGCAGTCGGTAGGACTGGACACGGCAGGATTGCAATTAGTCGCCC